TCTTTTAATTCTTTAGAAGTAAATTGTCCGTTTAAAGGATTAGTATAGACAGATTCTCCTAAAGAAGATTTAATTTGAAGACCTTGAGGATTAGTTATAATTTGTTGATTAGGTAAATTTCTTAATGCTTGTAAACGAGTTGGGTATACTGTAGCTCGTTGTCCATTAGCTGCTAATTCTTTTGATTTTTGTAATACGCCATTATAAAATTCATCTTTTGCAGCTAGTGTACTAAGATCATTTATTGTATTAATAATAGTATTTCTTAAATCTCTTTTTTGTCCATAGAATCTTTGAAAAGCTCTTAAATCTTTTTCTGATTGGATTAACGTAGTAGGTTTAAATGCTCCGCCTTTAATATTGTCTGCAATATTAATAAGTTGAGTTGCTTTATCATCTAATACACTTAATACAGTTGAAGGAAATTCAGGTGTTTTAGTTAAATCATTAAATCGAATGTTCTTATAAATATCTTCAATAATGACATCTAAGTCTGTTTCACTTAAATTAATATTATTTTGTTTTGCATATCGTTGAAATACTCCTTTAACATCATTAATAACAGCGTCGGTTGGCTTATAATTTAACCATGGAAATATACTTTTACCTTCCATAATTTTATATTCAGAATTAAATATATTTCTCATTCTTTCGCTCATGATAGAAGAAAACTCTTTATTTGCTGCGTTTATATTTCCACCTTTAAACAAACTATTTTTAAACACATTAAACTGTTCTCTAACTTTAATCATTTCTTCTACTAAAGTTCTTCCTTGTGGTTTAGATATTCCAACCTCATCTAAAAAATTATAAAATTGATTTAATTGTTTAGGTTCAAATCCTTTAAATATTATTTTACCACCTTGAATAACATCGTCTGAAGATGTTAATAATTCATCTAATCGTCCTACGATTCGTTTCCAATTTTTATTCCCTGTAGATAATCCAGATTGTTTAGCAACATTGTATAAAGTTTGATCTATGTCTTTAATTAAATCAGTTGCGGTTACTTGTCCTGCAGAAACTTTTCCTTCTACTTTTTTTATGCCTTCGAATAAATATTGTTCTTTTTTACCAGCAGGTCTAAATGGTTGGACCATGTACTTATTAATTAATTGATCAATTTTTTTATCACTATATTTTAATTCATTTCCATGTTTAGCAATTTTTTTAGCTACTTTATTAATTCCATAAGCTAAAGGAACTGAAACAACAGCTCCTTCGGTTCCAAATTTAAATCGATTCCATAATCTTCTAGTAGCATCTTCATCCGAAGTTGGTCTTTCGTCTCTATCTAATGCAGTAGGTCCTCCTAATACATCTCCCCAAGTTCCAATATCTTCTACATCAGCTACCATTGCTGTCCCTGTAGCACCACCTAAAATCACAGCAGCATGTTTAGGAATACCTGTTAATTTATTTAATTCTTTTGCTCTAATAATTGCCTTAGTCGTATTGTTACTAGCTCTTGCTACTTTATTTAACTTAGCTGCATTAGAAAATTTATTATATATTTGTACTGCTTTATCTCCTACTTTCACTGCTCCTGCAGCACCTAATCTACCATATCCATATAATTGAGTTAAAGCAGAAGTTAATTTTCCAATAGCAGAATCTTTAATAGTATCTTCTGCTCCTTGTTGTATTTTTCCAAATACAGTATTACTAAAATATTTTTCTAATTGTGCTACTTTTCCTTGGTCTACGGGTATGTTATCTTCTCCTAACGCATCCATAATTTCTGCAGTTAGGGATGCTACTCCATAAGGAATTTTAATAGTACCATCTACAACACCTCCAACAAAAGCGCTAAAAGGATCAACCTCACCTAAAGGTGTTAAGTCTTCTTCCTTGACGCCCGCCACTCGCTCCCCGATTCTTCGTGCTACTTTTCCAGCAGCTAAGAAACTATCACCAGAAAGTTCTGTACCCTTAGGTCCAAATAAAAAATCAGCTATAGGAGAAGGTTCTCCTTTACGTTCTGGAATCTGTATAACTGGTTTTTCTTTCTCTGGTTCTTTCTCCGGAGTTAGAGAAAACTCATCAATGTAAAAGTCTTCTGCCATAAGTTTTCCTTACTGGCCTTGATAACCATCTATTCTTTTAAATTTATTTTTGCCTTGATACAAGTAAACACTACCATCGTGATTAACATAAAACTTGCCTGGTATATAATAATTAGGATCTGGTTCTTTAGTTTTTTTATCTAAAAATTCTTCGTTAGTTATTCTTCCGTCGACAATAGGTGCACGAGACACATTTGCCCCCACTAAAGGTTGATTACCTGGCCCTGTTATTTTTCCTTTTTCAATATCTACTAATGTTTTTGCCATTTTAGCTCTTGATTCTCTATCTATAATTGCTCCCCTTAATTCCATTCCATCTTTTATTTGTGGTCCATAAATTTTACTTAATTCTTTTTCTATATCTATTTTTCTTCGTTCTTCGCTAAGAAGTTTATCTTTTGCATATTCTTTTTGAGCTCTTACTTGAGCTAATTTCATTTTTTCTTCATCACTTATTGCACCCGTAATCGCTTGCAATCTAATTTGTCTTTTAAATGCATCTTCTGCTTGTTTTTCTTTTAATAACTGAGCGGTTGGCTCTTTGAATGATTCAGCAGCCGTAGCAAAAATATTTCCTCTTGGTCTTGCCGACATAAGATTTAATCCACCAGAAATTAATAAATCTCCTAATCGCTCATCTTTAGTTCTACCTTGTCCCGCAAATGCTGATATTAATGCTTCTCTAGCTACACCTGATTTAATTGCAGATGCTGATTCAGGAAATTGTTTCATTAAATCTTCGAAATTAGAATAAGCATATTGTCTTCTAGGTTGTGCTAAAGACACTACACCTTCGTTGGTAGATCCTCCTTTTCTAAACATAGGTCGTTTTAATATTTTAGACATAGTTATCGTAATAATTTATATATTCCAGCTAACGTAGCAGCAGTTCCTAATCCAGTTTGTAATGCAGTTGGAGAAGGTGACAGTGTTTGTTGTGTTTGACCTGGGTATCCTGCAATTAATTGAGTTACACCACTACCTAATGTTTGAGCTGCTTTTAAAGGTTGATACGCTTGTTCTTGCGCTAATTGTTGTTGCGCTGTTAATGCAGCTTGTTGTTGAGCTTGTTGTTGAGTTCCTAATGTACTCAATGCTGAAATTTGTTGTCCCAATAACGCAGGAGCGTTTTGCGCTAAATTCATTTGTTGAGTAAATTGATTAGCTGCTAATTGTTGTGCTTGACCAAAACCTTGTTGTAATAATTGTGCTTGTAAAGCTGCTCTATTTAAATCTGATTGTGTTTGATACTCAGCTCTTTGCACTCCTTCTCTACCACCACCAAATGCACCTGCTTGAATTGCTTGTTGAGATATATTGCCTAAACCTTTTTGTGCTTGAATATCATATTGTTGTAATGCAGTATTAATAACATCTTGTTGATAAGGAGACATATAAGCTTGGTAAGCTGTAGGTCCTGTTGCAGCTTGTGCTGCTTGTAAATAAGGTTGATATCCTCCTAGTCCACCTGCTAATTGTTCTGCTTGAGTTTGTAATGCTCCTGGTGCAGCAACAAATTGAGATCCATATAATTTAGAAAGATCAAGTCCTTTAATACCACCAACGGCTGATGTTAGTTCATCTAAATAAGTTTTACCGGCAGCTTCAATAAACGGTGCTGGTAATATTTGTGTTTGTTGTAATTCAGCCATTATACCATTCCTCCGCTTTCAAGTCTTTTCATTAATGTATACATTTTCTGAGCTCCCACATTTGGGTCTCCTCTACCTGCATTTTTAACAGCATCTGCAGTAAATACAAATTCATTATTAGATAACATTGCAGGAATATCATCTGCTCTTTCTTTTACACCAATTGGTGGAACAAATCCACCTTGGTCTCTATAATCTAATTCAGCTACGCCTTGTTGATTTTGTCTAGGGTTTCCTACTGGCATTCCCATTTGTTGAGCTATTTGCGGAGCAGCCATAATTCCTTCATCTACGGATCCATAAGCATATCCCATTCTTCCACCATATGCTGCTTTTTCTCTTGCATATTTTTCTACTTCTTCTGAACTTAATGTTGGATTTATATTTCCATAATATCTAGCAAGTAATTTTTGAATTGTATTTAAAGGAGAAGATGTGTTTTTTACAACAGAAAAAATACTAGGATTGTTTCTTATAAGTCTAGATAATAATCCACCTATTCCAGATCCAGAAGGTGCACTTGAAGGAGCATCACCAGCATTCATAGCAGCTGAAACTACTCCTGAAGATCTTACTAAATCTCCAAAAGCATATCCTATTCTTCCACCATTTGCTGCATAATAAGGATTTTTAGCACTAGATGGTAAAAGTCCTGATTGATTTTGTTTTAGATATTCAGCATATCTAGTTTGATATTCCGCAACTGCTTTTTGATATTCTTCGTTAGATGGAAAATCTTCTGGTTTTGGTGGTTCCGGAATAGCAGCTGTTGAAGCTAAAGATGCTAAACCAATACTAGTTGCTGGATAATCCATAGCTGTCCCTGAAATTTGTTTTAATGCATCTAAATAATTTCCTTGACCTAATGCTTCTTTAAATGTTTCTACTCTACCCCCTGGTCCTAAAATATTCATAGGAGAACCACCTTCAACATTAGTAAAACCTGCTAGCTCTGGATTATCTAAACGTAAACCAGTTGTTTGACCAAATTTTCCTAATATAGGTTCTCTTCCTACAACTCCACCTCCAAGATCCGTGGGATCATAAACAGGATAATTAGTGAAATCACTTGTTGGAATTCCAGTTCCAGGTCCTCCTGTAATAGATGCTTGAGCACTTGTATCAAATACACTTGGTGTATTTTGATAATCAAAAGCACTTGTATATGCCGCTTCTCCTCCAATATCAGCTGCTCCTCCTGCTATATTTGCATAAGTATCTGGGGATGGTACAGCTGCTGCTTGAAAAGGATCTGGCGCGAATGCAGATGGTTCAAAAGCAGAAACTGTAGGATTACCTAATGCTGCTTCTTGAAAAGGATCTGGTGCAAAATTGGTAGCTCCTGCTCCACTAGCTTCGGTCCCTGTTCCTGTTCCTGCACCTAAAGAAGAAGTTACTCCTCCTAATCCTGCAGCTATTAAACCTTGTTTTAAATCAATTCCTTGTCCTGATGCAGCTTGCACTGCTAAGTTAGCAAGTCCTGCTCTTAATGCTCCACCCATAAATGGTGACATTCCTGCTCCAACACCTAAACCACCTAATGCCATTGTTGCACCAACAGTTAGTGCAATCCTTCCTATGGGAGATTTCGCAACAGACTTAACTGCGTTGGCTACACCTTTTACTGCTCCTGTTACACCTTTTACTACTCCTTTAACAATACTTCCAAATCCATATTGTTCTCTATTAACTAAACTACCAATGCCTCCATTAGCGTATCCTATTCTTCCACCAAATCTTGCTTCTACTCTTTCTTCATTATCAAATTCTTCCAAACTACCTGTTTGTGCAACAGTTTGGATCATCTCCATTGCAATTCTTCTTGCTTCTTCTTCTGGAATACCTTGTTCCATTAACATCTTAACGATGACTTCAATTGCTTGTTTAGGATCGTTTGCTAAATTTTCTGCAATAGGTCTATATTGTTCACCTTGCATATCTGAAGGCATAGAATTTTGTTGAGGAGCTACTTGCATAATTCCTTCTCCGCCCATGTTATATAATTGTCTATTCATCTGTGATCTTGATATCATATTCCTTGTAATTTGTTAACAATAAGGCAGGCACAATAGTCCTGGAACGTGTAATTTAAACTAAAAAATAACTTTTTACAACTCTTTTGAAGAAGCTCCTAAAGGCGGCATTGCAGCCACTTTTATCTTGACAGACCTAGTTACATCCTCTTGTTTTGTAGGTGTACTTGGATTATTTATATCTTGAACGGCTTCTTCATCTGAACTGTATTCTTGATTAGTTACTTTATTTCTTAATACTACTTCGGTTTCGCATTTAACCACTGGTACTTTTTTACCATTGATAAAAGTATATGCGACATCTCCTTCTTCAATAAACGGCATTTTATGCTCCTCCTACTTCTGCTATATAAACCCTGCTTACTTCTAATAAAGCGGCTGTTCCACTTATACCAGATGTGACAGAAGTTTCAATCCTTAACTCGTCGTTTTCTTCTAGAACCACGGATCCTTTTAATAAATTACAAATCGTAGGACCTGATATATCGGCATAAGCAATTAGATATTGAGTGCTAGCAGAGTTATCATAAATATATACTTTAACAATTTTACCACCTGATTCATTGGTTATCTGTACGGTTTGAAAAATAGCTCTAGCTTCCGAAGGACAAGTATACACCGTCTCTGCGGATGTTGTAGTTGGATCATAGAATGCGTTTTTATATACGTTTGCCATAATTAATCCTCAATGAAAGTTATGGTTCCTTGAATCGTTTGTAATAATCCAGATGATTCAATAGCCATACCTATACTATTATTAGGTGGAATCACAATTCGTAAATCAGATACATCAATGGTAGCAGGAGCACCAGAAGTTATAGCAAATGCAGCTAATGGTACAAAGTTAGCAGCTGTAATGGTTCCATCTGTATCAGAACATAAAATACTTTCTCGTACTAAATCCCATTGTAAATTAACAGAATAAGTTGGGTTTAAATATAAAAATACTGTACAAGGATTAGATGCAGCAGCAGTTGCACCTACTGATATTTTTTGTATGATAAGTTCTCTTGTTGTAATTTTATTATTATCAATTAAATCATTTTTAACGGTTATAATATGACCATAGTTTCCTGAACTTAAACTAGTTGTTCGTTCTCCATAACAAGCAACTGGATAAGAAGTAGGAGTAATTAATCCTTCAATAGCTCCCATCATAGAACCACCTTCAACTATAACATTGGTTCCACCTCCTCCTGTTAAATCAGCAGCAACATATCCAATTCTATAAGTTGGATTATCCATATGCAAAGTAGTGTTTTGATTAACATAATGTATTCTATGAAAATAAATAAGTGTCCCTGTTTCTTGATCCTCTAAAGCAAAACTAATAATACCTGCACCAAGCCATCTAAAATCAATTTGATACACGTTAAATTTCGTTGGATCTATAATCATACCTGATGGTCCAGTGCCATCTAGTTTATCAATATTAAAACTTGATTGTGGTGTCCAAGTATCTACAGTGGTAACTCCTGTTTGTAATGAAGTAACCGCAGAAGCAGTTAAAGTACCTGTACTAGTGATACTAAATGAACCTGCCGTAGGACCATTAGATGTTCTTACAAATCTAAGTTTACCATTATAGTAAGAAGTAGTCCATCCAGCATAAGTAGCAACACCAAGTTGTGATGTGTTAAAAGCAATGGTTCCAGAAGTTACTGCAATATTGTAAGCTGTTCCATTTAATGTGACAGTTACTGTTTCTGATCCTGAAGCTGCTGCTGTAATAGTAAATTCTACAATAGATGCTTTACCCGCAGATTGTAATACACCAAAACTAGTTCCATCATATCCAATCTGTAACGCACCTTCTTGTTGAAAGAATCCTGCTCTTTGTGTGTAACCTGCTGTACCTGTGCTAAATTTAGCTGTAAATCTTGTTAATGCTCCTTGACCTGGTCTGTATCGTAATACTCTTAAAGATCGTATCACACCATAACCATAAGCACCTGTACCTGTTTCACAACGCATAACTCCGTTAGCAGAAACAGCACCTGTACCAGCTGTAAAGGTTTGAAACTTTCTAGTATCTAATCCATAAATACCATCTAATTGAACAACAGGTGAAATAGGAACTGCAATAGGTTCACCAAAAGCAGTTAATACTGTTGCTGATGCTAAAGGTTCGTTAACATTGTTACAACTCATTAACAATCCCCTCCACTGCTGCCACCTTTAAACCATGCATAGCGTTCACTATCTTCTTTTAATTCTTGTAAATAAGTAGAGTTTAATTGTTCTACAATAGAACTAATAGCTCTATTAATTTGTTTCTGGTTCGAAACATCATATTCTTGTTTTGGTTCTGGTAATCGTACTACAATTTTAGTCATTATCTTCTACCATCCGGTTGTAAATCTAAACGCAAGGTTCCAAATCTCCAATCCTCACTTATGTTATTATTCGCTATTGTAATATTAGCAAATCGTCCTCTAGTCCTGGTATCTACTTTTGTGGTAGAAGTAGTAACCGTAAAGGGACTCAAAGCAGTTGCAGTATCTGCTTCTGATGGATATCGTTTTACCGACATCGTTACACTTAAATTGCCTTGTAAATTTTTAAAATCAGGAATGAATCTTCTCATAGCTAAAAAGAATTCTCCATTAGTTCCTTGTACATCTAAATCAAAATCATAAGATTTAATATAAGAAGTAATAGCAGTTGTGGTTCCATCTGGATTGACTTGATCGGTTCCTACATGATGTTCAAATAAAATAGTTTGGCCTAAACCACTTTCCCCCACAATCACAGGAAAAGTTCCCGATGCAGAAGAATCATATTTAGTTGCAAATGGATTAGGATAGACAACAGCATCAATCCAAGAAGTTCTTGCTTCTGTTCCAATATACCAAATAGGTAATTGAGGAGAGCTTTCTCCATAATTATAAACTACGTACTGATCATTAAAATTAGAAGAGGTAGAAGTATAATACCAAATCACTTCAGTATGCAAGTTATCAATACCAGCTGCTATCTGTTGACCTTTCGTCACATCAATTTGATTATATACATAATCTTCTACCGAACATGGTAATGTTTTAACTGTACCATCAAATGCAAAAAATCCATTAGAGCTCATCCAATAAGCAATACCATCTACTTCAATAACCGCATTTTTTCCTATTAATCCGCAGTTGGTTCCTACTTGTTCAAATCCAAAAGTAAAAGGAGCTCCAATATATTTCATGGTATATAAAGCATTATCAGTCCAAACGAGAATATTTTCTTTTGCTTTTAATGCACCTACAATTTTTGTTCCATCTTGTAATCTAAAAGTTCCCGCCGTATTGACAGCAGTGGGAGTATAATCATTAATGTTTTCTTGGTCCGAGAATCGAATAAACATATCATCTTGAGTGGATGGAGTTCCAATAGTTGTCTCTGTTCCAAAATGAATTAAGTGACGAGTAGTAGGAGATACTAACGTCAATCTAGTTGCTGTAGGATTCGCTGATGTAGAAAAATTAGCAGTGGTAGTAGAAGCTCGTACGGTTAATGGATTAACAGCTCCTGCATCCCAAGTAAATGTTTTACCATTAGCAATGGTTGCAATCAATACTTGTCCATAATTATCAAGAGACCAGAGGCCTGGTTCAAGAATAACATCTTGCGCTGAAGATGCTTCTCCCCATCCACCTGCTCCCCATGTATCGGTTCCCCAACCATAACCATACGATTGTTCTGCAGGACCTACATTTTCATAAGGCTTAATATCTATACTTCCTCCTGTTGCAACAGTTGCTGTTGCAGCTGAACTTTGTGTAATGGTAAATACAGTAGAGGAAGTCACACCGGTGACTTGAAATAATTTATCTTCAAAGTCTGCATCAGTAAAACCTGTTCCTGCAGGTAAAGATACATTGTCTAATAAAACAATATCTCCTGCAATTAAACCATGAGCACTTCCTGTAGTAATCGTACATACCGCTGAAGCATTAGTAGTTGCAATGGTCGCTGAAGTTAATGTAGTTCGTAAAGGTGTAACATCATATAGTTGACCTTCAAAATAAATAAGTAAAAATTTATCGGTTCCTAAAGCAACATATCTATTTCCAGAAATATCTACAAACGCATGTTCCTTTCTACAAACACCTACAATCGTATCCGTGATTAAAGAAGCCCAACCAGAAACTTTTTCAGGAAGTCCATAACGAAAACGAACATTGTCACAATCTACCCATCGATTATCTGCACCGACTTCGGTATTTTGTTTATCAATTCCCGGTAAAAATTTGATTTGCTGAAGAGGCATGTCCTCCTCCTATATCTTATCTTTATACACCCAACCTAATGTTGCGTTTACATATACTAATGTAAATGCTGAAAGATTGGTAGATATAGTTAGATCAGAAGCAGATCCATTAATAGTAGAACCATTTCTTCCAACGGTTAAATTGTTAGATGCTAAATTATTACCACTATCAATTAATGTTACTTCGTCTCCAACCGATGGGGATGCTGGTAAATTAATAGTCACAGGAGCCCCGATTCCTGATCCAGAGGTATTGACTAATACTTGATCTCCATTGACTGCTGTATAAGTTGCACCTGGAGTTACATAACCTTTTTGTCTTATTCCTAAACTAATATTAGTTCCATCAGAATATAATAAATTTTTAGATGCAATAGGTATAGTTACACCTGTTCCTGATACCGTTTTAACGGTTAACGTATATAAAGAAGCAGACCTAGAAGTTGCATCTTCTACAATAAAAACTCTCTCAGCGGAATCTGGCATGGTGACCGTTCTATTCGCTGTTAATGTTCCTGTTAGTTTAAAGTATAAATTTTTACCATTGGATACCGCACCATTGGCCAAAGATAAAGCAACATCGGAAGATGCTACATCTATATCAATATAACCTGATACTGCTTGTTCTAATTGTTGTAAATTGGTGTTAGTAATAGTACCCCATGTTCCAGACTTTTCGCCTGTAGTCATGAGTTCTAATTTTAAATCACTTGAATAAGTACTTGCCATATTTCTCCTACGGATTATCTGGATCTATTGGAATCCAAATACCAGTTGCTCCTGGATTTATTTGGTTCCATGTTATCACATCTATGGTGTTAGTTGCAAGGTTAAATCTTTGCCCTGTAACAGGAACAGCAGTGACTATATTAACAGCTGTATTACCAATAGCAACATTTATACGATTTCCTGTAGCATTTACAATAACATTAGTAATACCCACTCCTGCAAAAGGTGTTGCTGCAAATGATGTAGCTCCAAAAAACATAATTATCCTCTACGTGTTTGAATAGGTACCCATACTTGACTTGCGCCAGGTACAATACCATCCCATTTTTTAACTAATACATTAGATGTTGCAATTTCAAAAGCAGACCCTGTTGGGAAAGCGGTTGCATTGGCTTTGATAGTAACCGTTCCTGTAGATAGGTTTTGTCTATTCGTAGTAACAATCGCAGTAGCATTGGCCTTAGTGGTAACATTACCAACGGTTATTTCTACTCTATTTCCTACTACGGATACGTTTGCATCTGCAGTAACAGTGACATCTCCTGTATCTGTATTAACTCTAGATCCAATAGGGAATACATTTGCATCTGCTGTAACCCCTACGGTTCCTGTATTTAGATTGACACGTGAACCTGTAACCGAATATTTAAATTGGAAAGTAACAATTCCCGTTGCAAGATTCGTTTGTATTCCAGTTGGGAATACATTGGCATCGGCAGTCGTTGTTACATTTGCGGTAGTTAAATTAACTCTATTTCCACTTACACCTACTACATCCGCAACTTTAACAATACCTGTAGTAAAGTTAGCCTGGTTTCCTGTAACACTAACATTAGCACCCGCTGCAACCGTCACGACTCCTGTTGCAAGAGACGTGAGAATGCCATTGACTCCAACGACATCAGCTACTTTTAAATTACCGATACTAAAGTTTAATTGACTTCCCGTAGGAATGACTAAAGCTTTACCAATGGTAGTTACAGTATTATTGGATTGATTAATCTGCGAACCAAGGACATTGACTAATGCATTAGGATTAAATCCTACATCAGAGAATGCCGAGGATGCAAAAGGAGTTGCGCCGAAATACATAGGCGATTACCTCGCCGTTGTTGGAATATTATTTGTTCCTACTAAAGGATTTTCGGCAAATGCCATGTAGATTATTGTATTGCCAGAACCATTATCTCCGCCACCAGCATTTCTAATTTTAAAACCATTTGATAAAAAATCTATTGTTTCTGTATTAACAGATTCAGCATTACTTAAATTAGGAAAAAGTCTATTTTCATTCGCTTCATTATAAGTTCTTCTTTTATTATCTCTAATTTCCCAATTATAAGCATCACTTGCATTTTTTAAAATAATCATAGCTGGTTTAAATCCTGTATAAACAAATGTTCCATCTGTGCTTCCATTACCTGTGTAAGAGCCAAACTTGCTGAAACCTTTTTTCTCTGCGAAGCAATAAGCAATAATTGAACTACCACTTTGATTTACATCATTTTGATTTCCACTAGAACCACTCGCCGTACTAAAAGTAGTTGTTGTGTTATTATAAGTATATCCATTGGTTGCTTGAGCATCATTTTTTATTGCATCAGTAGAATTTAAATATAAACTTTTTTCATCTGTTCCTATTATTTCTCCTACATTGACAACCCAATTTCCTGAATTACTTCTATTTTTTACAAATATTATTTTAGGTTTAACACCAAGACCATGACCTATGGTTGAGCCACTTCCTGTACCTGTCCAAGACACAATACTAAATCCACTTGTTGTATTAACTGAAACAGTAGAAGCTATGCTTCCTTGAGTGTTTGATGCAGTTGTATTTGAAGCTAACCAGTTCCAACCTACATAATTTAATCCAGAACCATTCCAATTATTCCAACCAACTGTACCTTGTACTCCTGAAAAACCATCTGATGTAATTGCATTAATATTTCCTTGAGAGCCACCATTGTCATTTCCATCATATTCTGCATCTGTAGTGTCAGAAAATAATATTTTATATGATGTAGTTCCTTCTCCTCTAACAGAATCTATTAATCTATGGTCATCTGTACCATTTCTTTGTTTCCACCATATCCAATCAGGTTGAAACCCTACTCCACTAATTGTTCTATCTGTATTATCTCCTGTCCAAGTAACTGTATTAAAATAATCTGAAGGTTTATTTATCTGTGCCATTAGCTGTACTCCTGTGCGTTAATTGATTTAGTACAAAGTGCTTTATAACCTGTTGGAACTGTGTATTCAAAGATACCAATTCCATCATCAGGATTTTCAGCAGAAGATACTGGAGTTGTTCCGAAGTAGCCGTTGCCGAAGTTATATTCACTTTCTCCTGGATTAGACCCACCAGAATTTCTCATACAATGAGCAGCTACATAAGCATCACCAACTGTTAAATTTGTGAAAGCGGCAACTGCATTTGCAAAAGTTTGATTTGCGTTTCCAGCACCATCTGACCATTGACCATTTCTTCCAAAATATATACTGCCACTATCTAAATTCAAAGCCACCATTAAAATATCATTAGCACTAAAACCACCCATATAAGTTGATTGAGAGCCATCTCCTACTTTAACTCCATTAGTTAATTGAACACCTTTTCCACCATAAGTAGTTGCTTGTAGTCCACCAGAATTAGATATACTTGCAAATTGTGCTAAATCCATTTTAGCAACACCTACTTGGTCTATTTCAGCGTTATCAACTGCTTTAACTTCCCAATACCATTTACCTTGAGATGGAGCAATAGTGCCTGAAGTAAAAGCATAATTAACTGATTGAGAACCACCTGCAAATTGTAAATTACCATCAGATAAAGTAGAGTTTGTTAAAGTTGAGTTTAACGGATTAAGAGTACAAAAAACATTACTAGGTGTATCTATTGTTTGTGTCATTGTACCATTCACAGTAAAGTTATTTGCATTACCTGAACTATCTGTTCCCATAGAACCTGAATTTTCAAACTTTAAAAAGAAACCATTGGTTCCATAAGTAACACTAGGTGCAGTTTTAGGTTTCCATATTCCTGTGGTTGCATCTGTTTCGCCAAAAGCTGATGCGTCATAAGCTGTGCCGTCTATGAAGTGAACATGGGACATAGACCCACTAATATATTCTCCATTTCCACCTGTTGGCTCTCCACCAATAATATTAGGAGCAGATGATCTATTCCATTCTGTGTCTAAATTTTGAGTTGGATAAGTTTCTGTGCTAAATGTAGTTACTTGAGTTCCATTTACATATAATTTAATTCTATTTGAAGCTGTTGCTTGAGTCGTATCGTAAGCAATTACTATATGATACCAAGCAGAAACATCTCTAAATAATTGTGTAGTTATAAGTTGAGTTGTAAAAGAAGAACTTGTATACGATACTAAATATAATTCATTACTACTAGTCCATCTTATCCAAAATTGATTTGCTGCACTATTACTCCAAGTGCTGAAAATTCTTTCAGTAGAACCAAGAATACTTCTTTTAAACCAAAAAGAAAAAGTCATTGTTTTTCTATTACCATCGCCACTAGGTGTTCTTGTTAAATATGTACTAGCCATTAGTTAAACTGTCCTCCATTATTAATTCCCACTGTTACGGTAATAGAGAACGCTCTATCTGCAACTTGAGACTCGGCATCAGTTGCTCGTATCGTAAAAGCATAAGTAGTTTCTGCCGTAGCACCGCTCTCGGTACCACTTATCACACCTGTGGAAGCATTTAAAGTAAAACCTCCTGGAAAATCTCCTGTAGTTTTAGCATACGTTACAGCACTATCAGAGGTAGCTTCTACCGTAAAGGATCCTGCAGCTTCTGCTGCAACGGATCCTAAAGATCCTGCTGCGGTTACCCAAGTAGGTGCATCGGATACAGTTAAGATAGCAGTTGCCGATCGTCCTGCAAGTCCATCTGGATTTTCTACTCGTAAGTAATAAGTTCCATCTACGGTTAAAGTAAACTGACAACTAATAGAAGTAGAACTATTAAAAGTAACAGTATCAGGAGTATAAATTGCTCCTGTAGTCGAAATAGCATTGACTAATGCACCATTAACAAAATTAGTTCCTGTAATGGTAATACTCGTTTGTGCATTGGTAATTGCACTTGGAGATACCGATGAAACGGTAGGTAACGTAATAGCAGTTACAGGTTGACCATTTACGGTTAACGTAGGTACCGATAAGGTAGCACCACTTGCAACGGCAACCGTTTGGCCCGATTGACCCAGGGTAACTGTTCCTGAAGATTCTTGGATGATATCATTACCATCTACATCTTGGACTACATCAACTTTTAAAATTCCTGTCATTATGATACTGTTAATAATGTTGTTGCGGATCTGCCTGCAAATCCTGTGTTATTCTCTACTCTAATATAATATGACCCAGCAATCAATGTAAAATTACAAGTTAAAGAACTGGAACTATTATAGGTTACACTATCTGCTGAATTAATCGCACCTGTGCTAGCTATAGCTTCTACTACGGGAGTTGCAATAAAGCCTGATCCTGTAATACTAATAGACGTTTGAACCGATGCAGATGCAGTAGTGGGAGTGATACTAGATACCGTAGGAAAAACTCTTCCTGTAACTGTTTGACCATTTACTAATAAACTATCCGCGGTCATCGTTGCTCCTGCTGGAATAGTAACCGTGTTTCCCGAGGCTGCTATCGTAATGGTTCCTGCCGATTCGTTGATGATGTTAGAGCCAGAGTTATTCTGGATAGTATCATTCTTTAAGATACTAGCCATGGTCTACCTCGCTGTTGCTGGTAACTTTGTTGATGTTACGAGTGGATTTTCTGCAAATGCCATATAGATGTATGTACTTCCTGAAGCATTTATTCCACCACTTGAAACTCTTATTTTAAATCCATTTGAAGTAAAATCTAAATTAGATGCAGTTGCTTCTGCATTACTAGAATTTGCAAATAGTGCTTTGTTTTCTGGATTAAATGTACTTCTTTTATTATCCCACATTTCCCAAGCACCAGTTGTATCATCAGTTCTTTTATACATTAACCAAGCTGGTTTAAATCCAGTATAAACAAATGTTCCATCTGTACTTCCATTACCGACATATGAACCAAACTTGCTGAAACCTTTTTTTTCTGCAAAGCAGTAAGCTATGTAGGCTTCGTTATTTGTATTCATATCTCCACTATTTCCAATCTCATAAGTAGTAGGTGTTGGAACACTTAAATATTTATTTGCACTTCCGCTTGATGGGTCTGTTGTCTGTAAAACTAGATAATTATTTGCACCTAAACTTTTATGATAAACTAGCCAGCCATCAGGTTGCTCTCTATTTTTGGTTATAATCATTCCAACATTAGAAGTTCCTAACCCATGACCAATAGTAGCACTAGCAGAACCATTACCAGTATAACTTACAATACTAAATCCACTTGTAGTATTAGCTGAAACAGTAGATGTAATTGAGCCATCTGTGTTGGATACTCCTGTTCCACCAGCTAACCAGTTCCATGAGGCGTATGTACTTGAATTTTTATTAGTCCAATCATTTGTATTTTTTACTGTAAAACCATCACTATCTAAACTTACAAAATCTGTTGTTGCATCTAATTCTGCCGAAGTAGATTGCGATTGTAAAAATTTAGTTTCATCAAAACTATTTACAATAAAATGCAAACTAGCATCACTTCTAGGTTTAATCCAAGTTAAATCAGGTTGAAAACCTACTCCTGTAATTGCATTTGATGATGTTCCATCTCCTGTATAAAGTTTAGTATTAAAATAATCTGAAGGTTTGTTAATTGTTGTATAAGCCATGTTTATCTCCTATCCATAAGTAGCTATGTTTTTAGTACATAATGCATAATACCCTGAAGGTACACTATATTCAAATTTTCCGATTCCTGCACTATCCGATTCTGGTGTTGCTACGGCTGTTGTGCCAAAGTAGCCATTGCCGAAGTTTGTTTGAACTGAAGAATTTTCTGCTGAACAAGCTGGTGCATAATAATCACTCATACTAATACCACTAAAAGCTGAATTGGTTGTTGTTCCATTTTCTATTTCAGATATAGTTGCTGAATTTTGCCAAACACCATTTAAAGAAAACCAAAGTGTTCCATTATCTGCATCAAAAGCAACACCTATAATACTTCCATTTGAAGGTGTTGTTCCATAAGCAGTACCACTACCATTATTATATTTTTGACCATTTGCTCTATAATAACCATAAGAATTGGCTGTTCCACCTACTAGATTATTTCCAATAGTTTCTGTTACAATGCTAATTCCAGCCATAGCTTTTGTAGTAGCACCATCTATGTATTTTGTTTCCCAATACCATTTACCTGAATTAACAGCTAATGTTGCTTGTGTACCATTATGAGAAGCAGTGCTATTTGTTATTTCGTTATTACCATAAGCATAAGTTAAGTCAGCTTTGTTTAAAGGATTCAATGTAGCAAAAACATTGGATGGAGTATCGAGCGTCTGGGTGCCTGATCCAGATAACGTAAAGTTATTTGCATTGCCTGATGAATCTGTTCCTAATGATCCAGCATTTCCAAATTTTAAAAAGAATCCGTTGGTTCCATAAGTCACACTTGGAGATAATATAGGTTTCCAGATACCCGAAGTAGCGTCCGTTTGTCCAAAGGCAGAAGCATCGTATGCTGTGCCATCTATAAGGTGGACATGAGCCATTAAGCCACCAAAATATCTATCAACAGTTGGTGCGTCCCATCTTCTATTTCCAATAGTGTGTTCATCATTTTGATTAACAGGTGTAACTAAATTTAAAGCTGGATAAGTTGTGTTATTTAAAGATATTTGAACTCCATTTATATATGCTTTTATTCTATTGGCTAAAGAAGCTTGTGTTGTGTCAAAAGCAACTACTATATGATACCAAGCTGAAACATCTCTTAATAGCAGAGGAGAACTACCAGCACTACCTGTAGAACCACTAATTACAAGTTCATTATTTAGTAAGTAAAAAACACATACGGCTGTATCAGCAGAACCTGAAGTGTTATAGGCATTAAAAATAGTTCCATAAGTATCAGTTATGTTTGACCTTTTAATCCAAGCTGAATAAGTCCAAATTTGACCATTTCCTGATGTTGATGGTGTTCTTGTTAAATATGTACTAGCCATTAGTTAAATTGCATCCCTTCTGTTATGCCAACGGAAACAGTAATAGTAAAAGTTCTGTCAGCGGTTTGTGCTTCAGCGTCCGTTGCTCTTAATGTAAAAGTATAAGTAGTTTCTGAATCTGGACTTGGTGCTGTTCCTGTAATTGCACCTGTTGCACTGTTTAAACTTAAATTCATTGTACTTGCAGGTGTATCTGCATTCGATGTTAATACGGAAGTTGTTTCACTGTAAGCAACGGTTGAATCCGATGTTGCTGAAACCGATAACGATACTGCATCCCCTGCTACTACCGTTCCAATACTTCCCGCTGCTGTAGACCAGGTTGGTGCATCAGAGACAGTAAGAATAGCTGTAGTAGATCGTACTGCTAAACCTGTATTGTTTTCAATTCTTATATAATAAGTTCCATCAGTTGTTAAAGTAAAATTCGCTGTAATAGAACTAGATGAATTATATGTTACACTATTTGCTGGAGTGATAGCTCCTGTGGATGCATTGATAGCATCTACATAAGGAACCGATACAAAGTTTGTTCCTGTAATCGTAATAGAAGTTGCATCATTGGTAATCGTATCAGGACTAATAGATGTGATCGTTGGAAATTGTGTAGCGGTAATAGATTCACCATTAACGGTTAATGCATTAGCAGAAATAGTTCCTGCAGTACTAATCGTGTCTCCCGCATCGCCAAGGGTAAATGTGGTTCCTGTTCGTGGACTAATCTTATTTACTTTTACTTCACTCATTATTATATTTTATTCCTTTGGGTATTTATTTTTAATTGCTTCAATAGTTGCTTTCCAACCATCATAACCATTGTGATAAAGGTCATCTAATTGGTCAACAATAGATGGATATTCTTTTGCTCTATCTCTTTGATATTGTTTAGAATAATAATCATTTTCTAAACGATTGATTTCAGCATTAATTTGTTCATCTGTAAGAGCGGGTGTTGAAGGAGAAATCCATGTAACATTATTGTTAATATCAACAGAAACTTCTGCAGTTGGTAATAAAGATAATATTGCTTCTGCTTTTCCAATTATACTCATACAGCAATCTCCATAACAGTAATAGTTGAAGTCGCTGTTGCTCCTTCACTTTCCGACGCACCAGCAAAAGCTCCTGGTCTGTTTAAATAAAAAGTTCCATCATTTCTGTACCATTGTAATTTATAAGTTGTTGAAGAAGTTGTTGCTGGAGAATCTAAAAAATTAATACTTCCTGCATACATAGTATTTGTATTAACTCCTCTTTGATACCATGAAGCTCTTGCATTACTTCCATTTGCATCACCAATATTAATAGCGGTTGAATCTCTTACAAGTCTTATATAATTATTACCACTTGTGCTAGTACTTCCAACATTAAATGTTGCTAAAACAAGAACTTTATTACTTGCACTAGATGGGGTAATTGCAACACTAAAACCTGAAATATCTAGAAAACTTTGTGTAGTGGTTGAGGCAGTAATTGCTGTAATATTTGTGCTGACAACTTGCAATACTTTGCCACCACCAGCTTCTTGCCAAGAATTATCTCCTCTTAGGAAAGTAGAAGAACTTGGAGTTCCTGTTGCTGTTAGCTTAGCAAGTGAAACAGAAGCATCATTTAATTTTGCTGTAGTAACAGAACTGTCAGCTAGTTTTGCAGTAGTTACTGTTGCATCACTAGGAGTAATTGTTCCAGTTAATTGAGAAGCATCAATAGTTTTATTCGTTAAAGTTTGTGATCCAGTTGTAGTAACAATAGTAGAAGGTAAAGTTGTAGTTGCATTAGATGCATCAAACGTTGCACCTGAAGGTATAGTAATTGTATCACCAGATTCTCCAACCGTTAATGTGGTTCCAGATTGTGGGACTATTGCATCGACTTCAATTTTACTCATTATATAATTACCAATGTTCCTGTTACGGTTTGTGTTCCTGTGATACTAACTGGTCCTGCTAAGACTCCTGATACCAATGTTTGATCATCAGATAAAGTTGAATTGTGAGTATTAACAAAAGTTTGTGCTGTCATTCCTGCAGAAGGTGTTCTTGATGCAGGCAATGTACAAAATACTGTTTTCGTACCTGCGGAAAAATTAACTAAAGCATCTGAGTTAGAAGAAGAAATAATTGTGTCTCTAGATAAAGTGTCTGGAGAACCAGATGTAACCGTACCTATACCAACTTCAAATTCTGCTGTTCCATCATTTGAAATTGCGTAATAAGTTACATTAGCATTTCCTACACCTGAAACAAAACTTTCAAAACCAGTTTCGGCACCAGCTAGTGAAAATGTTCCTGTTCCAGTAGTTGTGCTAGTTTCTTTAACTCTATCGTTAAGTACAAAAGCCATTTCTACTCCTTATAACTATTATGCGTCGCCAAGTCTAATGATTGCATTAGATGAATCAGCAGTTGGAAACTGAATAACGAAATCTCCGCTAGTTGCAGTTTTTGTGCCGCCAAAATCTAAAACCAATACCGCTTCATTAGATGTTCCTTTATAAATCAGAGCTCCTACTGCAGACAATGTCACAGAAGAGAAAGTCAAATCTGCGAAGTCAACGTATGCAATGTTACTTGATATTGCTACACCATTATTAGTTAAAGTATTACCACCTGCAGTATAATTTGTTCCAGCTGAAAGTACTTCATTGGAAGTTGTATAAGCAGTAGTAGCCGTACTAAAACCACCTAATGATGTATAAAGTGCTAATTTGAAAGTTGATCCACCAGAATCAAAATCAAACACTCCACCAAGTAGATCTGTTTTAAAAGAGTCAGGTACTATGTTTGCCATTTAGTTTTCTCCTTAAAATTTAGATGGTGATTCAGATTTTATAGGAGTACGAATAGCACCATCTTGATATTCGTCTCTGCGTCTTCTACCTTGTTGTTCAATAGAATACGAAGCCATTGCTCTATCATAAGTCTGCGAATAATATTGTAACATATCTGCAGGACCTTTCAAGTATCCATATGCTTCTACCAGAGAAGCATACAAAAGTAAATCTTGATATTTATTACTGACATAAGTCGTAGCAGAGTCAGAAGTAGTGATAGAAGTAGGTTGTTTCACATAAGCTAAAGTAATTAAATAGGTATTATCTGGTGTAGGAGCTACTACCCAGTAGTTTGCATCCCAATTAGCATAGTATTTAGGTAATCCGGATTGAGTGCTAGGAGTATTGTAATACTCTGCCATGAAAGAAGTGTCTCTTTTTTCTAAATAAGTTTGATCTCCATTAGAATCAGTTAATTGTGCATAACGAATAATTCTAAGATCAGAAGGAATCGTTACATATCTATTTCCTGCTTGAAGATTAGAAGTAGCATAAAAACGATTATCATCTGCATCTACTTCTCTATAAATTTTATTTTCAGCGTTTTTAACAATAGTAGTTAATACTGAATCACTTAATACAGAACTATCTACTTCTGTATAATTTCTTATGTCTGTTTTTAAATTAGAAAAAGTGTAGCTCATATTATGGTGTTAGTGTAACTGGACCAGCCGTTACAGTCATTCCTCCTGCGTTTTCAGTTACGGTAGGATTCGTTCCTAATGTAAAAGTATATTTATCTGTACTTGTAACTGTTATACTAAATCCTGATGCATTTTCAAATACTGAATAATTTAATCCACCTGGACTTCCATCTACATTTCTAAATACCACCGTATCTCCAGTAGTTCTACCATGAGAAGGCTCTGTCACTGTAATAGTTTGAGAACCAGATGTGATAGAAAAAGGATTACTTGGTAATAAATTAGGAGTTGCAGGTTCTACTCTTGCAGGTCTTGCTTTTGGTAGTCCTTGTCCATCTGCCGTAAATCGTTTTGGTTCTAATTGTGGATGTTTAGCTTCAAATTCTGAAATATGAACAAAAGAACCATTCCATTCTGTTACCATTTCTTTATAAGGAAATGCTTGTCCACTTCTATCTGATATTGCTAATGCGTATTTTCCTTTAGATAAATTAGCCATTTGGATAATAAGTTTGTGGGGTTATAAATGAACTAGAAGAAGATCCATCTTCTGCTAAAGCTCTTTGTAATTCATCTTCATATAATAATTTCAATGCTTGAATTCTTTCTGGTGCAAATTTAACAGCTAAATAATAAGCTAACCCTGCTAACATGCATGGAACAAAACGATATGGTACATCCGCATCGTTAGTATAATCTCCAGCGTCTTGTATTCTTTTTGTGTAATAATAATTTAAATAATTTCCAGCTTCTGAACTTCCTGGTGTTAAATATAAAGTAATAGTTATTTTATCAATAAATCGTTCTACAAAATATTGAGTAGGTTGTCCGGTAGAAGTTTTATTAGACAATGCTTGATAAGCAGATCTATTAATTTTTGTCAAAGGTACATCTATGCTAGAAGCATTTCTGTAACTTGCTTCCAATACATCATCTACTCCATATACAGCGGTTGTACTAGATGTCCCATCTGCAGTAGATCGGTACATAGTATAAGTCGCTTGACCGGATACTAAAGTAATAGAATTATTTCTTACTTCCCAATAATGAAGTCCTCGATTGGCCCATTCTTGAAACATAATGTTTAAAGAACGTCTAGCACCTTTTAATTGATAACCAGAAACTCCTTGAATACCAATTCTCTCGTAAGCTTCTTCTATTATATCTGCAATAGAAAAACCTTTTTCGAAAGTAGTTGTACCTGAAGTAGTGTTAGCCATATAGCCCCCTACTTATCTAATAATATTGTAGCCGCTGTTAAACCTGATATTGCAGAAACAGTCATTCCACCTTCAAATAAAATTCCATCTTCTGGAATATTGAAAGCAAAAACATCTCCTGCTGGACAGTCACCAACAAATTGTGTAGCAGCGTTTCCATCTTGTAAAGTTATAGTTCCAGCACCTGCAGTAGCGTTAGCAAGAATAATTCCTCTTAATCTTGTTCTTCCACCAAATACAGAACCAGTTCCAGTAACTCTTATTGCTTTTACATCTGATTTCATATGTTAAATCTCCTTAGTTAAGAGCTCCCGAAGGAGCTCTAAATTTTTACTATGCTACTGTTAAGCCAGTTTTGATATCAATAAAGTTTGTACCATTACCGAAAGCAATAGTCCCAACACTTGAATTTGCATCAGAAACATAAATAACCAATCCAGCAGTTGCTGTAGGTAATGCAGCTAAAAGATATGAAGGTAAAGTAATTCCACCTCCACTTGCTGATACTTGAAAGCCATTGTCTGAAATGACTGGTCCTGAAAAAGTTGTTTGTGCCATAGTGTTATCCTCCTAGTTAATTTGATACAGTCTCTAGGCCGTCGACTATATGCGTCTGTACCAAAAATTATATATAGTGATTTATTTATAGACTAATTTTAAATGAAGTGCAAGGTGTCCTTATAAGGAAAAGGCATTCCAGCGATAAATAGCTTGGTTTACTTAACCAGCTATAGAAAATTCAGAAGCAGCGGATTCTATTTTTACTTGATGAAAAGCTTCTTTAGCTTCAGCCACTTTAATATGACTGATAACTTTTTTAATCTCTTCATCTATCCTAACCATATTAATGGTATATTTACCATTATTAATATGGTCTTGCTCCCACTCTAACTCAAGCGATCTTTTGGTTTGGTAAAGATCCTTGATGTGATTGTTCTCCATTTACAATCTCCTCGTAGGTTAAATGACACACTCTTGAAGAGGTACCATTAGGAGTGAATGTT